ACCACCAGCGGGCGGCTGAAGTTCACCTGGCGCGAGTACGTGTGACACGGGTGGGACGATGCCCACATGAGCACGATCACCGTCCCGCCCAGCTATCAGCTGACCCGTCCGCCGCACAACGACGGTTCGGTTATAGTTCACTCTATGACGACGGATCCGTACGTACGAGTGGTAGCACGCCTCGGTGAGCAGGACCCTGACAGCTGCTGGCTGTGGCCTGGGTCCACCACCCACAACGGCTACGGGACAGTAGGGGCCTCCCCACCGTACGTGGCCAAGCCCAGGCCCCTGCTGGTGCACAGGGTGGTCTACGAGGGCGCAGTTGGGCCCATCCCCCAGGACATGGAGATCGACCACCTATGCCGCGTGCGGCTGTGCTGCAACCCCAAGCACCTGGAGGTGGTGCCCAAGCTCACCAACGTGCGGCGGGGCAAGGCCAGCCACCGTGGGCTGAAGACCTCATGCAAGTACGGCCACCCGTACCCCGAGAACGCCATCATCCGCCGGGACAACGGCTGGGTGTTCTGTGGGGCCTGCTACACGCGGGGAGGTAAGCGCCGTGACCTCAACGTATGAGATCCCGCAGCGGTATCAGCTCACACGACCACCTCACAACGATTCGGAGCTCTACGAGGTGGTCAAGGCCTTCTGGGGGGTGACCATCCCCCGGGACAAGCACTGTGCCCACCACCAGGCCCCGTTCGACGCCTTCGCGCACAGCTTCTTCGCCCGCAGCCCACAGGTGCTCTGCCTGGGCTCGCGAGGCCTGAGCGGTAAGAGCGCGATGATGAGCCTGCTCGGGCTGACCACCGCGGTGATCTGGGGCACCGACTGCAACATCGTCGGTGGTAGCGAGAACCAGTCCCAGAACGTCCTGGAGCACATGCGTAAGGCCTGGGACAGCCCCGGTGCACCTCGGTCGATGATCAAGACCGACGCGATCCAGAAGATGATCCTGCACAACAAGGCGATCATCCGCCCACTGACCGCGTCCCAGAAGGCGGTGCGTGGTCCTCACCCACCTCGACTGATCCTGGACGAGATCGACGAGATGGACTACGAGATCCTGGAGAGCGCCAAGGGCCAGCCGATGCCGCAGCCCAACCACGTGGGGGCGCGGATCCCGCAGCAGACCATGATGGGCTCCACGCTGCAGTACGCCGACGGCACCATGGCCAAGGAGATGCACCGGTTCAAGGACGAGGGCCTGCCCATCTTCGAGTGGTGCTACAAGGACACGATGTGGGCCCGGGACGGCTGGCTGGACGAAGAGTTCGTCGAGCAGAAGAAGCTGGAGGTGTCCCGAGAGCGCTGGCGAGTGGAGTACGAGCTCGGTGAGCCCAGCATCGGCAACCGTGCGATCGACTCCGAAGCAGTAGAACGGATGTTCTCGCTGCCCAACCCTGAGCCGATCAAGGCCGACCGGGACTTCGAACAGGTGCTCTACGAGGAGCCGCGCTCCGACACCGACTACGTGATCGCCGCGGACTGGGCTCAGGCGATCGACTGGACCGTGATCACCGTGTGGGACGTGACCAGTGCACCGATCCGCTGCGTGTACTACATCCGGATGCAGCGCAGGCCCTACCCGTACATGGTCGGCTGGTTCAACAAGCTGGCCAAGAGCTACAACGCGGCGGGCATCCACGACGCCACCGGGCTGGGCCGGGTGGTCTCCGACATGATGGACAGCCGGGTCCGCAACTTCGTGATGGCCGGACGTGAGCGTGACGACATGCTCTCCGAGTTCGTCTCCGGGGTGGAGCGGGGTCAGATCACTGCACCCCGGATCGGCTCCTTCTACCGGGAGATCCTCTACGCGTCCACTGACGACCTGTACAGCCGGGGTAAGGACTTCCACCTCCCGGACAGCTTCTGCAGCGCCGCACTGGCCTGGAAGCTGGTCTCGCACCGCTTCCCGGCGGTGAACCCCTGGGCGAGCCCTAAGAGCGAGCGGAACTGGATGGCCGACCAGGTCGAGCAGAACAAGGAGCAGCTGGCCACCGGTACGGCCTGGCGTGAGGGCGAGGTGCACAAGGTTGACGAGGACGTCTACAACCTGACCTAGACCAGGCTTGACAACCCTTGCACCGAGGAGGTAGGTTCAGTGGGAACGCAGGGAGAAGGTAAGGAAGTAACCATCGAAAAGCAGGGCGGAAAGGTCGTCTTGAAGATCGATGCGGTGGAACTGACCATGACGCCCATCCTGGCCAGGGAGCTCGGTGACAAGCTCTACAAGTGTGGGTGCGACGTCCAAGCAGAGGCAGGCCTGTAAGCCGCCGGGAAGAGAGCACCGTGGCGGAGAGCGTCGCCTACCTTCAGACCACCAAGGTCACCCACATCTGTATCTGGGTCCAGTCCTCTGGCCAGGTGATGAGCAGCGGTAGGACCAGCTACAACTACCGACCGGCCACGCTGTGCGGGTGGAAGAAGGAGAACTTCAAGTCCACCGCCAAGGTGCTGTACACCCTCCTCGGTGAGGTTCCGCGGTTCCCGATCTGCCAGACCTGTGCTCAGGTCGCTGTTCATGCAGCAAAGCTAAGCGCTCTGAATGACGAAGTAGCAGGTCAAGCGGATTTTGAAGCAAAGATCCCAGAGGAGAACACGGATGCCGGAAGTACTAGGAGCGAACTACAAGCCGAAGCGAGTGGGACGACCACCGAACGTGAACATCAACGAGTTCCAGCAGATGGTGGAGGCACATCCAGGTGAGTGGGTAGCAGAAACCTACAGCGAGAACAACGCGGCATCAGCACGGAGGCAGTTCCAGTCCATGGGCTACCAGGTGATGACCGCCAAGGCCAAGAAGAAAGGTCATCGGGTCGTGATGGTGCGGATCATGGAGGAGAACAGATGAGCAAGGGAGTAACGCGGGAGATGGCTGTGCGAGCTCAGGAACAGCTGGATAAGCAGAGCAAGCTGGTGGAACGCCTTCGAGGCAAGGTGGATCAGATGGACCGTGAGCTGCGTGAAGCCCGGATCGAGCTGCACAACGAGGAAGAGATACTCAGCTACTACCAGGCGCACCCTGCGCTTCGGGAGAGCAACGAGATGATCAACGGTGCATCCACGCTGTTCAGCGAGGAGGACCTGAGCATCCAGGACCGGGTGGAGGTCAGCAAGTGAGCAAGGGCAAGGACTCCAAGAAAGAAACCAAGAAGCCGAAGAGCGCGAAGCGCAAGGATGACCTGGCAACACCTGAGTGGTACCGGAAGAGCCCGAGTGTGGGTGCGGACATCGGGACCAAGAACAAGTGAAGACCTGGCAGGTGAACACCAGGGAGGACTACGACGTGGTCGAAGCCGAGGAGATGGAAGTGGACTCCGCAGGCAACCTCACCGCGTTCATCGATGGTGTCCCGGTAGCCGGATGGGCACCAACGTTCTGGTACGGCTACAAGTGTGCGGAGGTCGATGATGAAGAGCGCCAAGACGAGCTGTCCTGAGTGTGGCCACGATGCGATACCGATCGGGATGCTGCCCAACCGAGGTACTGAGCTGTTCTGGATCTGCAGCGTGTGCGACCACCGGTGGCACTACTTCAGTCCAGTGGATGAGGAGTACACCCGTGCCGAGTACTTCATCACCAACCGGAACTACCCGCTGGTGAGTGCGGAGCAGCTATGAGCGCGATCGTGGAACAGCTGCCCTACGGCTTTCGGTACCGGGTGACCGAGGGTGCCAAGGGCTGCGGAGCTCTCCTGGCGGCCAGCACGGTATACGAAGGTATCGACCAAGCTCTGTATGCACTCCAGGCTCGCTACCCGGGCATCGTGGTCATCCGGGTCAAGGTGATCTCGTGATCCCCTGGCGTGGTTGCTTCGGCAGTGGTGCTTCGGCATACACCACCACACCAAACCAAACCTACGCAACCGAAAGTTACGTCTGCGTAGGTTACGGAAGCGTAGGTAGCAGATGATCCCGGCACCCTGGAGCTCGATGACCACAGATCATCTGCTCAACGAGGCCCAGAAGATGTACGACCGGGATGCCCCACAGGCAGCCCAAGCCCTGCTGGGAGCAGCACAGGTCCAGGCCACGCAGGCCCTGACCAAGGCCATCGAGGGCTTCGAGCTGTTCAACGACTTCAAGGGCAGGAAGAAGTGAGTGAGCGCGACGACCCCCAGCACGCCCTCAACTGCGCCTACGAGCGCCTGGGGGACGAGAACGTGGTGGTGATCCGGTGCGCCATGCACCCCAACTTCACCGACTCCTACTACACCTGGCCCACCCATGAGCAGCTGCTGCTCACTGGACGCAAGCACGACAGTGAGTACGACTGGGCAGAGCACTATCGCTGGCACTAACAAGACCTCCGCCAGGTCGTTGCGTGATGCGGGCCTGCGGCCTGGCGGAGCCCCACCTAAAGGAGAAGCAGATGCCCCGAGGCAAGGAGATCACCATCGACGGTGAGACCCGCTCAGACCTGGTATTCGTGAGGTTGAGCCCGACCGAGAAGGCCAGGATCCGGGCCTTGCAGCAGGAGCTGAACATGGAGTCGATGAGCGCGGTGATCCGCTACCTGACCAACACCTACTTCGAGATCTCGCACCGCAAGGCCTCCTGATGGCCAAGGCCCTGAAGTTCGCCCACGTCTACGGGCAGTACGTGGTGGAGAGCTTCGACTCGCTGCCCGAGGCCATCGAGGCCGCGATCTACGCCTCCGACATGGGCATGGAGTCCCTCGACTACATCGAGTGCGAGGGCCGCAAGATCACCTGGAACTCCAGGGTGTTCAAGGAGGCCGAGGAGGCCCGCTACGCCCGGTGGAGGGCCGAGGCCGAAGCCCAACCCAAGCCCACCCACTGGATCCTGGTGCAGGACCGCAAGGGCAACTGGGCCCATGCCGAGCCGGTCACCTCCAACACCGACACCGCGATCCACAACTGGCGCTCCCTGGTCGGCCATGAGCGGGTCAAGCTGCGCAGGATCAAGAGCACATGAGCCTGTCCTTCGACTCCTCGAACATGTTCGCGCCCCCTGCGCTGCGATGTCCGGGGTGCGAAGGGACCTTCACGCACATCGATCACTGCCATGCTGAGGTCCGGATGGAGGACCAGCCGATCAAGGACGTGTACATCGCCCTGGCTGGCGGTGACGTCGACATCCGCAACGATGGGCGTGTTCATGGGCACAGCGTGCGCAGGCACTCCATCACCTTGCTGCTTTGGTGTGAGAGCTGCACCAAGGTGTACGAGATCAGCTTTGCTCAGCACAAGGGCCAAACCGAGGTGGATGTCGCCTACGTAGGAGAGCGCAGCGAGATCTTCCACGATGAGGAGCGGCACAAGGACCTTTAGCTCTACCAACCCCCATGAAAGGTAAGCGCATGGCCAACCTGCAGGTGTTTGATCCCGATCTGGACCAGTTCGTCCCCCTACCGCCCTATCCCACTGTGGGCACCGGCAGCCAAGGCCCAGCAGGTCCTCCCGGTCCACAAGGTCCTCCCGGACCCGAAGGCCCGATGGGCCCACCCGGACCTGCTGGCTCTGGCTCTGGTGGCACGATCACCCAGGGCAGCGGCAACGGCACCCCGTTCGACTCGCTGGGCAGCTCGGACAACGAGCGGTTCACCAACCTGGCCAACAAGATGAAGCAGGGCTGGACCGGTGAGGTGGAGTTCGCCTTCCGCAACCACTACTGCAACGTGCAGATCCCCACTGCGCCTGGTAGATGGCGTGGTAGCCAGGGCAGGGCCTTCGAGTACGGCAAGGCCCCCACGATCACCTACACCGGGCCTGCGGGCTCCTCGATGTTCGTGCTCTACAAGAACACCGGCTACAGCTACCCCGCCAACGGGGTTAGCCGGGACTTCGTGGCCTCGGGCATCCAGTTCAGCGCAGGAAGTGACAAGGACTTCCTGCCTCGGGCTCCTGGGGGCTTCGACTCCAACTACGTGCAGTGGTACTGGGACTTCAACAACTGCTCCTTCGTGGGCTGGCGCAACATCTTCAAGGGCTGGGGCACTGGCCTGGACATGAGCGGGTTCAACAACTTCCAGGCCATGTCCGGAGCAACCCCGCTCACCCTGGGCGGATCCGAGTGCAAGTGGTTCCTCGGTGGTGGGTTCATGGACTCCGGCAACACCACCTGGATGGGTGCTGACCTGCCCTTCATCGAGTTCTCCTGCTCCAAGTCCGTCATCGGCTCCGCGATGATCAGTGCGCGGCGCAAGAGCTACCAGCTCAAGGTCACCTACGGGCACAACTCCCGGTGCATCGGCACCGAGTTCGATGCCCCGGACGGCTACCCCACCGAGTCCTACCAGGTGCGCTTCAACGGCAGCGCGAACAACTTCGCCTTCACTGCCTGCTCGTTCAAGGGCGGCCAGGGCATCCAGGGGATCAGCGGCAACACCGAGATCTCCGTGGACAGCTGCATGTTCGGCGGCAACCGAGGTCTGGCCCGCCTGGAGTCCAACTTCGGTGGCGTGCTGCTCTGGGGCAACAACAACACCTTCGGTGGTGCCCCTCGGGAGATCTTCGTGGCCCGCGAGAGCCAGATCATCTGTGATGACCCCCGGGTCACCATCAAGAACCTGAGCGGGACCGTCATCAAGGCGGCCACGAGGTAAGGGGAGCACATGAGGAAGCGCCTGAAGAACATCTACCAGTGCCTGGTGTCGGGCTGCACCGAGCAGGGCCTGGTCAAGACGGTCGTGCTGGATGCAAACGACCAACGCCTGTTCACCCAGCCCACGTTCATCTGCCTGTGTGGCTGGGAGCCCAAGCTGATCGACTCCCAGATCATCACGGTCAAGGCCGACCACGACTTCGGGCACGTCCTGATGGATGCGCAGGGCTGACGTGCAGGCCCTGGGAGACTGGCTACAAGAGCAAGGAGAGCGGATGGTCAGCTGGCTAGAACAGCAGGGCATGAAGGCAATGCACAAGGAAACGCTGCGGGCTATCCGGGCCGCGGTACGGCACATCGAACGACACGTTTCTACAGAACTGGAGAAGTACATGGCACCGCTCAACGAGTCCATCAACCGCCTGCAGCAGGCGATCACCACCGAGCTCGACCAGGTTCGGCAGGAAGCCGAGCGCAACCTGCAGGAGACCCGTGACGCCCTCGAAGCGGCTTCCTCGGAGAACACCGAGCTCAACGCCGCCCTGGAGGCCCAGGTCGCGAACTCCGAGGCCCTGGTGTCCACCATCGACAGCGCCAAGCAGCGCCTCGATGACCTCTCCTCGGGCTTCGAGGCCAACGACCCGCAGACCGGCGGTGGCGGAGAGCACCCGGACAACACCCTCCCTGGCTCTGGTGGTGGCAATCCGGGTGAGCACCCCGACAACACCCTTCCCAACGAGATCCCGGTCGAGGGCGAGCCTCCGGTCGTGGACCCGCGTGGTCGGGGCAAGCGCAAGTAAGCAGTAGCATTTGCAGCTAAAGCGCCGGGCCTTTGCAGGGGGGCCCGGCGCTTTGCTGTGCTCAGGGTCAGGTGCGTGCGCTGGGAGACTGAGGACATGCCAGATCTCCCGATCGGCGTGGGCACCGGGATCGTCCGGATACGGCTACGCCACTCCGTCGCGGTCAATGGGGTGCAGCTGATCCAGCCCGTGGTGGGCCGGGTCTACTTCACCCCGACTGCGGAGTTTCTGCGCGATGCGACCAACGACGTGCTCTACCCGGTGCACGCCTACAGCGCCTACCTGGACCCCAACGGGGATGGCCAGGTGGAGCTGGTCGCCACCGATAACCCCAACCTGGAGCCAGTGGACTACACCTACGAGGTCAGCTTTGACCTGGAGCAGGTCCACCTGGACAGCTTTCACATCGACGTTCCCGAGGGCAGTGACCGGCAGCTGGCCGACATCTCCCCGGTGCCCGCAGCCAACGGGATCTGGTACGTGCAGGGCCCTCCTGGGCCACCTGGAGTACCCGGAGTCGGTGGGTCTGTGATGGTCCAGGAGGACAACACCACGGTACTGACCGCAGCCTCCCTGCTGGACTTTCGTGGTGAGGGGGTGCTGGTCACCCTCGGTGATGCTGGCGAGGCGATCATCACCGTCTCCGCAGTGGCCGGGGGCACCTCCTCCTACACGCACTACCAGGTCAGCGCCTCCACTACCTGGACGATCAGCCACCCACTGACCTTTCAGCCCTCCGTGGTCGTGGTCAACTCCCTGAAGGAACAGGTCTTTCCCGGCACCGTCGAGTACCTGAGTGCCTCCACCATCCGACTGACCTTCTCCGCCTCCCTGGGCGGAGAGGCCTATCTGTCCTAGGAGCACCATGGCGACCTTCTACGGGGCCGTAGACCTGTCCAAGAACGAGCTGCGCCAAGCCCAGGTGCAGAACCTGTCCAGTGCCCCGGCCAGCCCCGTCCTGGGGCAGATCTACTTCAACACCGCCGACGCCACGCTGTACTGCTGCACCAACACCACCGGGCCGATCTGGACTGCCGCCAAGGCGGGTGCTGGAGCAACCCCGGCCTCCACCGTGACCACCCAGGCGATCGGTGATGGCGGGACAGTAGGCACCGGGGCCAACTTCGCCCGCGAGGACCACAAGCACGGGATGCCCGCGTTCGGCTCGGTCACCGCCGAGACCACCTATGGGCTGGCCTCAGCCAACGGCTCTGCCTCCTCGCTCTCCCGTAGCGACCACACCCACGGCACTCCCGCGCACGATGCGTCCGCGCACTCCACCATCCCGCTGAGCGCCCTGGCCGTGCCGTCCGTGGACGTGTCCTTCAACTCCAAGAAGATCACCAACCTGGCTGAGCCCAACGTGCCCAGCGACGCAGCGACCAAGAACTATGTGGACGCCACCGTGTTCGGCCTGGCCTGGAAGGACGCCGTGCGGGTGGCCACCACGGCCAATACCGCGCTGAGCGGCTTCCTGACCATCGACGGGGTCACCACCGTGGTGCAGGACCGGGTGCTGGTGAAGAACCAGAGCACCGCCTCCCAGAACGGGATCTGGGTGGTTCAGTCCGGGGCCTGGTACCGGGCCACCGACGTGGACAGCGCTAACGAGATCGCGGGCATGTGTGTGTTCGTGCAGGAGGGCTCTACCCAGGCCGACACCGCCTGGGTGCTCACCACCAACCTGCCGATCACCATCGACACCACCAACCTCACCTATGCCCAGTTCGGTACCGGTGGGGCAACCTACGTCGGGGGTGCTGGCCTTACCCTTTCAGCCAACACCTTCGACGTGGGGGCAGGCACCGGTATCACCGTGGCCGCGGACTCCGTGGCCGTGGACACCGCAGTGATCCCGACGATCACCTCGATGAACGCGGCAATCGCTGCTGCAGCTGGAGCTCGCAAGTTCGCTGCAGGCCTGAGCGGAACAGCAAGCCCGGAGACGGTCACCCACAACCTGAACACCCGCGACATCTCCCTGACCGTGCTCAACGGGGCATCCCCGTACACCGCGGTGGAGGTCGACTGGGATGCCACCACGGTCAACACCGCCGTGCTGCGCTACAGCCCCAACCTGGGCGCTGGCTACCGGGTCGTGGTGGTGGGCTGATGCCGCAGCGATACGGCATCACCGGGGCGCAGCGCTATGCCACCGCGCCTGCCATCGCGCCTGCCGGAAGCACCTACTTCAACACCACCGACGGCAAGCACTACATCAGCAACGGCAACGGTTGGTACGCCACCTTGTCCAACGATGACCTGGTGATGAACGCCAACCCGTTCGGTGGCCGACACCTGTACCAAAGCGCGCTCAACGACGCGATGTTCAAGGCCCGGGAGCGCTGGACCGTCACCGCCAAGATCTACGACCGCAACGGCGGGACCCTGCTCGGCACTCTGTCCAACGCCCAGGTCGACCAGTTCTTCGACGGGGACTACGAGGGCGGCTTCACCATCGCGGCGAACAACTACGTGGTCCTCAACGTCAACTTCAACGGCTTCTTCTACGGCTTTCCCTACGGCTGGTTCATCGTCAGTCACTACTACGTGTCCTGGACCGAGTCGGTCAGCGTGCGGGTCTACTGCAACTACGCCCCGCATGGGCTGGGCTGGCACACCCTGAACACGGTCGACGAGGTGCGCCGTAGCCCCGACCAGCTGATCCAGAAGGCCTACAACAGCTTCTACCAGCTCTCCGAGGTGGAGTTCACCCTGACCGCACCTCCTGGTGCTGCTGCTCAGGTGGGCGAGATCGAGTGGGCCCTGGACCGACCGATGACCGGCAACGAGATGCCGACGGTGGACAAGTACCAGGCCAACATCCTGTACACCGACCTGTCCTGGAAGAACGCGGGCACTGAGGTCGCCAGGATCACCCAGGCCGGTGCGGCCACTTTCACCCAGCTGGCCGCCAGCGGGGCCACGATCAACGGGACAGTGCTCACCGCCAGCGGGGATCGGTACCTGGCCCCGGTCGCCTGTGCGACCACCGCCAACATCACCCTGTCCGGCACTTCGACCATCGACGGCTACGCCTTCAGCGCCACCGAACGGATCCTGGTCAAGAACCAGACCAACGCGTTCGACAACGGGATCTACGTCGCAGCTGCCGGAGCCTGGAGCCGGGCTACCGATGCGAACACCGCAGCCAAGGTCACCCAGGGTGCCAAGGTCAAGGTGCTGGCTGGCACCACCAGCTACATGAAGATCTTCACCCAGACCGACCCGGTGGCCACGCTGGGCACCGACTCCCAGACCTGGCGCTGCCAGACCCATGTCGACACCGGCGGGCTGTTCTCCTTCCCCACTCCGCGTGGGGCTGGGCAGCTGTACTACAACCAGAACCAGCGTGCCCTGGCGATCTGGGACGGGCTGAAGTGGGTCTACAGCGCCGCCAACGTGTGGACGGTGACCAGCTCTACTCGGCCAACCTTCGTCCAGGACGGTCTGATCATCTACGAGACCGACACCGGGCTGAGCTACATCTGGGTCGGTGGTACGACCAACGCCTGGGTGGCCTTCAGTGGCGGTAGTGGGGGCAGCACGCCCGACCCGTTCAGCAAGACCGAGATCCGCACTACCAAGCTGGACTACAACCCAGCGGGGATGGGCGACATCACCGTCGGGGTCAGCTTCAACATGAACGGCCAGAAGATCTACGGGATGGCCGACCCGGTCAACCCCGACCACGCCACCACCAAGAACTACGTGGACAACAAGGTCGCCGAGGTCGACTACCGTCCGCTGGGGATCATGGGGATGGGCCAGATCACCGCGAACACCGCCAACACCGCCAACAGCACCACCCCGGTGGATATCGCGGGGCTGACCACGACGATCACCTGTGTGGCGGGTCGCTGGTACAAGCTGAACGTGTGGGCCAACTTCATCACCACTGTGGCCGGTGACCGAATCCAGCTGATCCTGCGTGATGGCGCTACCTCGCTGGTCTCCTCGATCAGCCAGGCACCGGCGACCACCGCCTTCAACATGACCGCCACCTACATCGGCCAGTTCACCGCGGGCTCACACGTCCTCAAGGTCTCCGTCGCCCGGGCCTCGGGCACCGGCGTGATCACCATGCAGGGCAGCGCCACCTCACCCGGACAGTTCGTCGTCGAAGACATAGGGACCTGATCATGGCTGCACTACCAACCGGCGTCGGTCTGGGCGTCATCCACATCAAGCTTTACTCGCTGGTCCTGGACGACTACGACCAGATGGAGACCACCCCGGTGCAGGGCAAGGTGATCTTCAAGGCCTTGCCCGACTTCCTGACCCACTCCGGTGCCGGGCTGATCATCCCGGCCTGGCCAGTGGTCGCTTTCCTAGAGGACGGCGAGGCCACGATCACCCTGATGGCCACCGACGACATCGACATCAAGCCGGTGAACTGGCAGTACCGAGTGACCTTCGACCTGGAGGGGATGGATCCTGCTCCGGTCTACATCAGCGTGCCAACTGGATCTGAGCGCAACCTGAGCGACATCGTTGGCTTCTGATGGCTCGTTTTCGAGACCGGCCTACCGCGGACATCCTGGTAATCCTGATCGCCGGGACGATCTGCGCCGGGCTGGTCTTCACCTCGGTGGTCTCCTGGGTGTTCGCTTTCATCAACCCGGCCAGCGACCTGGAAGGCCCGTCGCGCTACATCGCTGACATCACCAACACCCTGATCGGCCTGCTGGCGGGCTTTCTGGCTGGCACCACCACCACCTACTCGGTGGTGAAGGGCTCAGCGAAGAGCGAGAGCGGGGATCAGAACGAAGCCCATGAACAGGAAGGCCAGAACCACCCCGGAGACGACAACAGCCAGCAGCAGTAAGACGTCCTTGCCCACTTTTCCCCCACACCTCGTTTTCCTGAAGGTTATCGAGACCAGCAAGGTCCCTCGACTGCGGTCAGAGAATGGGACCGAACAGGAGGCTTCATGACCATCGCGTCCGGCCAAGGTCGTTACGGGGACATCTCCCGTTACGACGACCTGACCATCGACCTGGATTCCGCGCCGACTCGGGTCTCCCCACTGACCGAGATCGGGGTCACCGGGGTCAAGCGCGCTGCGGGGATGATCGACGAGGAGTTCCTGCCTGCGCTACGCGGCCGCAAGGCCATCGCGGTGTTCCGCGAGATGGCCCTGAACGACCCGATCATCGGGGCGATGCTGTTCTCCATCGAGAAGCTGATCCGGCAGGTCGAGTGGACCGTGGTCGGGGACGACAACTCCCCGGAGAGCTCGGATGCGGTCCAGTTCGTCGAAGAGTGCATGGAGGACATGTCGCACACCTGGGACGACATGATCTCCGAGATCCTCTCGATGCTGGTCTACGGCTTCTCCTGGCACGAGATCGTCTACAAGAAGCGGGTCGGCCCGCAGGAGAAGGACCCCAAGAAGCGCAGCCGGTACACCGACGGTCGGATCGGCTGGCGGAAGATCCCGATCCGTGCTCAGGAGACCCACCTGCGCTGGGTCTTCGACGAGAGCGGAGGGGTGAAGGCCTATGTGCAGATCCCGCCCCCGTACTACAAGACCTGCGTCATCCCGATCGAGCGCTCGCTGCTCTTTAGGACCGGGATCCACAAGGGCAACCCCGAGGGCACCTCGATCCTGCGTACTGCGTACCGACCCTGGTTCTTCAAGAAGCGCCTAGAGGAGTTCGAGGCGATCGGGGTAGAGCGTGACCTCGCTGGCATGCCGGTAGCCATGCTGCCTTCTTCGTACATGAAGGCGACCGAGGGAACCAACGAGAACAAGGTCTACAAGAGCTTCAAGAAAATGGTCCAAAACGTTCGGCGCGACGAACACGAGGGCCTTGTTCTCCCCCTGGAGTACGACGAGAAGGGCAAGGAGCTCTTCCGCTTCGAGCTGATGAGCAGCTCAGGCGGTAAGAGCTTCAACACCAACGAGCTGATCCAGCGCTACGAGCAGCGGATGTTGATGGTCACCATGGCCGACTTCCTGCTGCTCGGCCACGAGGGCACCGGCTCCTACGCGATGCACGTGGACAAGACCGGCATCTTCCGCTCTGCGCTGAACTCCATCACCACGGCCATCGCGGACGTGTTCAACCGGCACGCCATCCCCCGCCTGTTCGAGTTGAACAACTGGCAGCTGGAAGAGCTGCCCAAGCTGCGTCCGACCAATGTGGACCCGCCCAACCTGGCCGAGCTGGCCGGGTTCATGACGTCCATGGCCGGGCTGGGCATGCAGTTCTTCCCCGACCCGGACATGGAGAAGTTCCTGCGCGAGGTCGCTCACCTGCCTGCCATCCCGGACGAGGTGCTGGAGGCCAAGCGCGAGATGGCTCAGCAGCAGACCGCGATGGAGTTCATGGGCTCCAACCAGAAGTTCGGCATGGTCCAAGGCGGGATGACCCCAGAGCAGGCCCAGATGGCCTCTGAGAGCCCGCACCAGGACCAGATGGAGAACGAGGCCGTGGGCCAGGCTCGCGGGCAGGCACGGGCCGCTGTCGACCCGGAGGTGATGGGCTCCCAGCAGGCGCAGATGGAGCAGCAGCAGGCGATGGAGGTGCAGCACCAGGCCGACATGCAGGCGCTGGCTGCCCAGGACCCCAACGCTCAGGCCACCAACGAGATGGACCTGAAGGGCAAGGAGCTGGATCTTCAGGGCAAGGAGGTCGACAACAAGTTCAAGCAGGTCGACCACGAGCGGGACCAGAAGGGCAAGGAAGCCGACTTCAAGCGCGACCAGCAGGGCAAGGAGAAGGACTTCAAGCGGGATCAGGAGGGCAAGGACGCCGACCTGCGCCGTCAGAAGTTCCTGGGCAAGCTCAAGGAAGCCCAGGCCCGGCAGCAGGCCAACGCCAAGACCGTCGGACCCAAGAAGAAGATCGTGCCGAAGAAGAAGGGCAAGTAGATGCCTGTCAAGAAGAAGGACCACTCCGGCACGATGGTCGGTGCCGGGACCACCCTGGGCACGGTCGGTCTGGTCGGCGGTGGGCTTCCCGGCACCAAGTCCAGGGCCAACCTGGCCGACGTCAAGACCGCCTCAGGGCGTAAGGAGAAGGCGAAGATCGCCGGTAAGGCCTACGGAGCTGGTGAGTTCGGCTACCGGCATAACGCTCACCACGTGTTCGACACCTTCACCCTCAAGCCCAAGGCCAAGGGCACCGAGAACCCCACCCGCAAGCAGGCCTTTCGGCAAGGGGAGTTCGCCGGGCGCAGTGCATCCGAGACCGACATCATCCGGCACCTGAACATCGGCCGTAAGGCCTCCAACGTGGCGCTGGCAGGTGGTGCTGCGCTGGTCGGGGCCGGGGCCTACCAGCACAGCAAGCGCAAGAGCGTCCACAAGGCCGCTAAGCGCGACCACTTCAAGGCCGATGCGATCACTGCAGGTGGTGCCAGCACGGCGGTGCTCGGTGGTGGGGTCAGCACGCTGCTGGATCGCCAGGGCAAGAAGTGGTCCAAGCGCTCCGCAGCCAGCCTGCACCAGGCGATGAAGATGAACCCCAAGGCGGGCGGATACACGATCCAGCCCAGCAAGCACCGGGTTCCGGACGTGAAGCCGGAGAAGTCCACCGGTGTGCTGGCCAGTGAGCGGAACAAGATCTTCGCTGGTCGGTCCAAGGAGCACGCCGCCAAGGTGGGAGCCCTGCACGGATCAGCCGGTCAGGAGCGCTACTTCGCCAAGACCTACGGGGACATGGCCAAGATCTCCCGCAAGGTGGGCGTGGCTGGGGTCGGGATCGCTGCTGCGGGTGTGGCAGGCAAGCACGGCTACGAGATCAACCGCAACAAGTCCCACGTCAAGAAGAACCTGGCGATGGCCAAAGGAGCCCGTATCCCGGGTGTCGCGGCGATCACCGACCACCGGGGCTCGATCCATTTCCTGTCCGAGCTGCCTAAGCTGCAGCAGGGCAACCCGCAGCGGGTGCTGAACACCACCCGGCGGCCCAAGCGCAAGCTGATGCGCACCGGACCTCGTCAGCTCCCCAGCACCACCGGTGCGGTCTCCAAGAGCTTCATGGAGATGCCTGGGACTCTGATCAACGACGACAGCACCCGTACTGAGTCGCTGACCTCAGTACGTACCCGGGACCTGAAGTCGGGCCGGTTCGTCGGTGCGCCCACGCTGGTGGCCAAGAAGCTGAACATGACCACCTCGGTGAAGCGGATCATGGAGGGCACCACGGCCGGTGTGATCGGCGGTGTGGCAGCTAACCAGTTCCCACAAAACCAGCGCTCGACCAAGAAGCTGCTCAAGAAGATGGATCCGGAGACCACTGTGACCCTGAAGAAGAAGGACCGCCGATGAGCGACCAGCCCGACCACGACGTGATCGACGACGACGAGCACACCGATCCCAACCAGGAGGACATCGGCGAGCTCGACCTGTCCGGTGAGGAGATCCCCGAGGATCTGGACACCGAGGACCTGGATGACCTGGTGGATCAGGTCGACCCGCACGTGAAGGGAGACGACGCCTGATGGCCAACCTCACCCAAGCTCAGGCCACCAAGATCCTGCGCAACCTCGGCTGGCGGGTTCGTACCACCAGCGAGTACAAGACCTGCGTGAAGAACTTCCAGGCGGGCTGGAACCTGGGCAGCGCGCTCAGCGTGGACGGCAGCGTGGGGGCGAAGACCTCGGCTGCCCTGCTGAAGTCCGAGGCCCGGCGTAAGGCGGGTCAGCCGACCGCCAGCGCGCACTTTTCCTTCACCGAGGTCCGCTGCCGGTGTGGGGGCAAGTACTCCTCCTGCCAGCGGATCTGGCACAAGCGCAAGGCCTTCCAGATGATGGAGCAGTACCGCACCAAGAGTGGCCGCAGCTTCACCGTCGTCTCGGCCTGCCGGTGTGCCAGCCACAACAAGGCGATCGGTGGCTCGGCCACCTCGCGCCACCTGTCCGGGCTGGCCAGTGACACCCAGCCCTACTACTCGACCACCAAGGTGAAGAGCTGGCAGGTGTGCACCCACATCGGCTA